TTTGCTGACGGCGTTTCGTCGCCATCGGGCTCGGGCTCGGTGTCCTGGCCGAGCTTGTCGGCAGGCGTCATGTTCAGGGGGACGATCGGCTGGCTCAGGCCGGGCAGCGGGTCGAGGCCCTCCATGGCGCGCGCCTCGTTGCGCGTGAGCCAGCCCCACTGGATCCCCAGGCCGTACGCGGTGGCACGCGCCTGCGCGTCGCCACGCTGCATCGGGCGCACGTCGAACTCGACATCGAACCCGGCGTCCTCGCCCAGCAGGAAAAACTCGATGCTGGACTTCCACAGGCGCGCCCACGGCAGCATCGTGTCGTTCCAGAACTCGATGGACTGCTGCTCGATGTTCGAGAACGTCGCGCGCGACAGCTCGGCGATCTTGTGCGGCGGCACGCGGAACATGCGACACACGTCCGTGACCTTGGCCTGACGCGCCTCCACGAACTGCGCATCTGTGTTGCTGATGGCCAGCTCGTGGAACTTCATCCCGTTCTCGAGCACCGCGACCTTGCCGCGGTTGGCGCCGCCCTGCATCTTCTGCCACGAGTCGCGGAACTCCTGCTTGTCCGCCGTGTCGCGGAACTTCTGCGGCGACTCGATCCAGCGTCCGCCCGGCTTCGCGTCGTTCTCGTAGAAGCGGTTCGAGTAGGACTGCATCGCCAGCCCCTCGTCGATCGCCGCGCGGCACGCGCTGATAACCGAGATGCCGACGATGCCGTCGCTGGACAGGCCCCGCAGATGCCAAATCTCCCCTCGCGTGTAGTAGAGGATGCGGCCGTCCTGGTCGACGTACCGGTAGCGGTACTCGCCGGCGTCGCCGACCATCTCGATCGTCATGCGATCGGGGTGCAGGGGCAGCAGCTCGGTAATCTCGCCGCGATTGTTGACCGTGATCTGGCAGAACGCGTTGCCGCGCAGAGCCAGGTGGCCCTGCAACATCATCTGGAACTCGATGGGCGTCTGGAAGCGGTTGGGCGCCTTGGTGAACAGGCGCACCGCCCAGTGCTTGGTGACGCGCGTGCGCTCCGTGCCGGCCGCGTTGGGCCGGTACAGCTTGAAGTCGAGGCAGCCGAACGACTCGGCCAGCACCTTAACGCAGGCGTAGACGGGCGTCAGCGCGAGCGCCGAGTCGGGCGTCGTGACGCGCGAGCCCGGCGGCGTGGCCGAGAACCAGAAGTCTCCCCACGGCGAGCGGTCGCCGGCGGGCGAGTCGACGCTGGCCTTCATCCGGCGGAAAAACATCACTCGCTCCTGGCCGGGCTGACGGCGGCGGCCGCGAACGGGCCGACGATAAGGGCGCTGCCCACGACGATCAGCGCCACGGGCCACGAGAAGTGCACGGCGAGGCCCACTCCCAGCATGAGCAGGCCGATCAGCACCGTGACATTTCGAGCGTCCATGAAAAATGCCCGCACGGTGGCGGGCTGCGAAGGTCGTTGGTTGGTGTGACTCTACTGACTTGTATGTCAAGTGTCAAACGGACATCAGCGAATAGCCGGCCGGCAGCACCTTCGGCGCCGGCGCCAGGCACATCAGACTGACAGCGTTGAACGTGGCCATCAACGGGTCAATCTTGGCCGTGCCGGACGCCTGCTTCGTGACCGTGACCGCGTTGCCACGCTTCTCGACCTTGGCGTTGCCCGCGCACCAGGCCATGAGCGGCTGGTTGCAGTGCCGCAGCCGGCCGCGGTCGGCCTCCGTCTCGACGTGCTCCGCCTTCTTGGACTGCCCGCGCGCGACGCGGCGCTCCGTCGTCTTGATCGCGCCATTCATCCGCCAGCCCTGCTGCACGCCGGTGATCCGCTTGCCCTCTATCGTCAGGCCGACATCCTCGAGAGCGTCCACGATGGCGCCGATGCCCACGGGGTCGACGCCGACCTGGTCGAGCTTGCCCGAGTCCTCGCACTGCAGGACGATGCGCACCACGTCGGCCACGTCGTCGCCGATGTCGGCCACGAGGGTCACGTCGCCCTGCTCCGCGAAGTCGAGAATCCGCGCGGCCTCGGCCTGCTGGCGCTCCAGCACGATCGGGTGGGCCCAGGCGTGCGCCCAGTGCAGCCAGTCGCCGGTGCGCTCGTCGCGCCCCAGCACGCACAGGCCCAACAGGTCGTCCAGGCCACCGCCGTCGATGCCGATCTCGACCACGTCGCTGCGCGCGAGGATCGCCTCCAACGTGAGGCCCTCCTCGGCCGCCCCGAGCCAGAACTCCGCGCCCGGCCAGCGGTCGGCCCGCAGGTTCATGCCGATCTCGACGTTCAGGTGCTTGGCCAGGAACCCGCGCAGGCTGTGTTCGCCGGCGGCGATCGCGATGCCGAGCTGGCGCACCAGGAACGCGTTGTCGACGCTGGCCCCCAGGTTGGGGTTGGTGACGTAGAAGTTCTCGACCAGGCGCTCGAGCTTCTTCTCCAGCATCCACGCCGGGAACTCGTACAGCACCGGCAGCATCTGCGGGTCGACGATCTTGCCGTCGCGCGCGTCGCGCGCGTAGTCCAGCTTCTGCTTGAAGACGCCCGCCGGCGGCGCGTCGGACTGAGTCGTCAGGTAGATGACGAAGCCCTCGGGGCGGCTCGCGATGCCGCCGGTAGCCTCGCGCAGCATGTTTTCGGCGTCGGCGCGCTTGCCGAACAGCCACAGTTCGTCCACGAGGACGCCGGTCGCCTTCTTGCCGCCGACGGTGTCGTTCTCGGCCGCGATCACCTTCAACGTGGCACCCGTGCCAAGGTGCGTGATGGTGCGGACGTGGTCCTGAACCTGAAACAGGGCGCTTAGTTCATCGTCGGCGCGCACCATGGCCGCCGCGGGCCCGAACGAGTTGTTGGCGATCTCAACCGTGGGCGACAAGATGATGAATTCAGCTTCAGCGCGCCAGTTCAGGTACAGCGCCGTGAGCATGATCCCCGCGGCGTAGCTCGACTTCCCATTTTTCTTGGAGATCAGCAGCAAGTACTCGGTCACGAGGCGCCGGCCGGCATCCTCGTCATAGGAGCCGAAAATCGCTCCGACAAAATCCAATGTCCATTGGCGGCAGATGGCACCCAGCTCAGGGGCACCTCCCACGTCCACGGCGCGCAACTTTGTGAAGATGTCAAGCGCGCGCTGCGCGTAGGCGGGGAACAGCGGCGGGAACGGGATGAGCGACTGCCGGTTGACGACCCGCTCCTCCCAGTCCGGGAGCGCCGTGGTCCATTCGGGCCGCGCGCTCACGTGGCTGCCCTCCGCGCCGCCTCACGGGCCGACTTTTCCTTGTGGCAGTCGCTGCAAATGCTCTGGAGGTTGCCGTCGTCGTCCGTCCCGCCCTCCCACACTGGCCTGACGTGGTCGACATCGACGGCCAGCGTGAACCGCTCGGCCTGGCGGCACGGCACGCACATGCCGCAGTCGCGTTTGAGCACGCGCGCGCGGATGCGGCGCCAGGGACGGCCGGTGTGCTCGCGCTCATGCGCGGCCGTCGCCTCCGGGCCGGCTTCGGCCAGGCGCGATACCGGCGCGGCCCCCACACGGGGCTTGAGGCAGGTCAGACGGCCCACTTCAGCCCCCGTTGCCGACGACGGACAGCGGCGGCCGCCCAACGCCTCCGAACTTGCTGCTGCCCCCCTTGGTGAGGCCGTCGGCGGTCTGCTGGCGTTGTTCCTTCTTGCCGAGTTTGGCCTCGCCGGGCTTGGCCTCGGTGTACCCGATTGCGACCTGCGCGGCGCGGTCGCGGCGCTCAGCCGAGACCCTCGGATCACGCATCAGAATGAGGAAATAGTCCTTCGGCGACACGTCCGCGGGCATCTCCGGCGTATAGGCGACCGGTTTGACGGCGCCGGGCGGGCCGGCCGGCACCGCTTCCGGCGGCGCAGGGGCGGCCGGGGGCGCCGCGGCCTTCAAGGCGGCCTGTTCAGCGTTCCACGCGGCCGTCGCGGCGTCGCGCGCGGCGAGATCCGCCTTGGACGGGCGCCCGCGCTTGCGCGGGGGCAACTCCGGCCCCTCTTGCACCTTTTTCCTGCGACCCGAGCCGGGTCGCGCGCCACCGTTCGGCATTGCTCACTCCGGGAAAACCCTTGGAAATAAGCGAATGCTGACATTTATCGAAGCAAAATGCAAATTTGAGCGCTATTTTCACTTTTTTCAGTTTTGCTCTTTTTTGTCCGTAAACGGGGACTCACGCGACATCCGTCACGTTTCGACCAGAAAACCGACCCCCCTTCCCCCTCGAGCCCTTGCGTCGGGCCTAGCGTGGTGATACGCGCGTTTTCCGCGGCCAGGCTAGGGACCTAGCCAAAAAATATGGAACGCAGCCAGCGCCCGCTAATCGCGTCGAGCCCATAATTTATGGAGCGCGGGCCCAGCGACGTGACGCCAGGGGCGTCCGAACGGGGGAGCGCGCAGGCCTGGCGCCCGCTGTACCATGTCGCCCACGATGACGACCGAGGGAACGACATGAGGCGGTCCATATTTATGGCGTGCGCGCTGGTCGCTGGTTGCGCGGCGCCGCAACACGATGAGCTGCGCGTGACGCAGCACGCCAGGGTCGCGCCGGCTGCAGCGCCCGCGTTCGCGGACTGCGTAGCTGACGGATGGCGAGCGGGACAGAACGCGCTGAGCAATGTTCGGATCGAACAGACTCGCCGAGCCGACGGCGTGCGCGTGGAGTCGCGCGGGTTGGGCTTCGTGTTCGCCGCGGCTGACGTGCGCGACGACGGCACGGCCGAGCTGCGCATTGGCACGAGTGCGGGCAGCCCGCAGCGCGCCTGGAGCGCGTGCGTGGCGCGCTACGCCGCCGGCGCGAGCTGATCTGCGAGAAAGCCTGTCGGGAGACAGGCGAGCGCATGCGCAACCAGGGCCGCGCGCACGCCAGACAGTAGCCGCGCGCCGGCCGTCTCGGCGGGCTTGTCGGTGAATAGTGCCATGGCATCGGCTGACAGCGCGCGCCCGGCGGCCGGCTCACACAGGTCCAACAGGGCCGCGAATCCATCGGCGCGCGTCCCACGATGCCCGAACCTGGCGCACAAGGCCGCCCACTGCAGCGGGGTCAGCGCGGCGCGGGCCTGCGTCAGCGCTGCGGCGCATGCGACACGGAGGTCCGTTTCCGTCGCGTCGCCTATGTCGATCGTCCGGGTTTCGGTGCCGCAGGCGATATGCGCGCGGCGCCCGTGCACCTCGAGGGGTGCGCCGTTGTCCAGCAGGAAAGCCCAGTGGAGCGCGTGCGAGACGGAAGAGAACATAAAGCGCCGACTTCGTTAAATGTCAGCAGTTTAGGGTTTTCCCTAGTGCAAGTCTACTTCGTTAAACGTCATCATAAACGCACTGACGCAAACGACCTGGAGCCCGCACCATGCGACTCATCCGCCAAGCCTCTAACGCGATCCGCGAGCGGTTCGCCCCGTGGATTGTCCTCGACGACAACGGCACCAACCGCGCCGAGTGGACCAAGGGCCAAGCCCGCGCGTGGATGCCGTACCTGGCGAACGGCCGGATCGTCAACGCCTACACGTGGGAGGCCCTGTGATCCTCACCTTTGACAGCCACGCGGAAGCCGCGGATTGTCTCGTCGCTTTCGAGCGCGCCCGGCGCGTCGCCTACCTGGTCGCGCACACCGACGGCACGTACAGCGTGCACTGCGCGGACTGACATACATGTCACGCATGTCAGACCTCGCAATCACGATGCGCGAGCGCCGCGCAACGGTCGCGGTCCTCGTGCCGATGCGTGCGCCCCGCTTTTTCAAATCCCGTCGACTCGCGCAGGTGTTCGCCACGCTGCAGCGCGCCGCCGGCCGCCCCGCCTTCATCTTTCCGGAGAACTAACACCATGGCTCAAACCGTCTCAAACACCGACGACACCATTGACATCCGCGACGTGATCGCGCGGGTTGAAGAACTCCGCGAAGAGTTCCAGACCGCAATGGACGAAAACGACGAGGGCCACAACTTGACCGAGTTGTCCGCCTACGTTAGCGCCTGCCGCGCGGACGCGAGCGCGGCGCACGCTCATCGGCTGCACGATGAGGCTATTGAGCTCCAGACGCTTGAAACGCTGCTGGACAAGTGCGCGGGCAACGGCGGTGATGAGCAATGGGAGGGCGTTTGGTACCCGATCACGCTGATCCGCGACAGCTACTTCCGCGACTACGCGGAAGAACTCGCCGAGGACATCGGCGCGATCAACGCCAACGCCACGTGGCCGAACAACTGCATTGACTGGGACCGAGCCGCGCGCGAGCTGCAGGCGGACTACACGTCGGTCGACTTCGACGGCGAAACCTACTGGACCCGGTGAACGCCATGCGCACGCCCCGCCCCCACGCCCGCCACTTCAACGCGCTGACCATCGCGCGCCGTCACCCCGTGCTGTTCGCACGCCTCAACCATCGGGGAGCCTGAACCATGCCCCGTTATCGCATCGTCACGCCCGCCACGCCCCGCGCGCAGGGCCGCCACTACCCCGACTTCGAAGCCGGCCGCGAGTGCAACACGACCGAGGCGGCCGCGGCAGTCATGCGCCCGCACGGATTCGACGGCTGCGCGGTCTGGCGCTACGTGCCGCGCGCCAGGCACTGGGAAATCATTTTCGACACGACCCAGCCGAACGCGGCGCGCCTGCCCGCGCCGGACTACTGGTTCAACGTGGCCACGGCCGAACACCTGCCCGCCTGACGGCTGCAGAGACTGCGTCGCGTGCGGCGCAGCACTGTGCAACCTGACGACACAACCATGGAACGCCCCCACCTGCGCAACTACTACGTGACCGGCGGCGCCTGCGCGCGCTTGATGGCCGGCCTGCAGCTCGAGACCGTCGGCATTGCCGCATTCGACGCGGGCGGCCCGATCGACGCGCCCGACAGCCTGCCGGCCGGCGCGTGCAACAGCACGGATCTCCGGACCGGCCCGTGGCACCTCAACGGCGGCCGCGGCGTCGCGGCGCCGGCCCAGTCTTTCGCCGCGCGGGAGGCGTGACGCCATGGCCCACCGCTTCCCCATCGGCACGCAGTACCGGCGGCCGGTCAAGCACGCGCCCCTGTGCACGGTCGTCGACCAGCTCACGACCCGCAATGCGGCCGGCGTCATCGTGCGCGAGACCTACGTGACGGCGCACGAATTCTGCGGGCAGTCCGTGACCGAGACGGACGTTTGCGATACCACGATCGCGCGCAACCTGCGGCCCGAGTTCGCGCACCTGCTGAAGGGGTCGCGCCATGCGTAAGGCCGACTACGCCACCCTCGCGTCCCGAATCTCGGCACGACTCGCCAGCGCGCGACGCGGCGCCACTGCGCCAACCGAATGGGAGTCGCGCTACGCCGAGGGCGCTCGCGACGTGCTCGAATCGCTCGCGCGCGACCTGGCCGGGCGCCTGAGCGTCGACGCGCGCGAATTCCTCAAGGCGTGCGGATTGACCCTCTAGCGCGCCACACCCACAATCCCACGCCATACCCCCGGGCGCAAACGGGGAGACTCGCTAGGGCGGGCTACTGTGACAGGTGGCCCGCCCTTTTTTTGCTTCGCCCGATCGCACCATGCCCCGTTTCCCTCACGACCCCACGACCGCGCAGCGCGCGCCCAACGGCGCGACGGTCTACGCCAGCCCGCGCGGCGCACGCGGCGCCCGGATCGACGCCTGCCCCGTGGTGGGCCACGCGCGGCCCCTGACGGTCTACGCGCTCGATCGGGACGGCCGGCGCGGCTGCACGCGCATCCGAGGGCGCTACGTGGCGGGTGACTTGGCCTGGACGACCGACGGGCCGACCCTTACGGGTTTCCCCGGATCCAACCGCGCCGAGGCGCGCCCGGCGGCCCCCGCGTGCGGGAAAACCCTATGCTGCGACGCAGCAATCCCGACTAACGCGCTCGGGTAGCCGCGCAGAGGGGTGTCCGGGGCACCTCGCTCGACGCTCCCAAGGGGTGGGCAGACTTTTTTCCTGAAGGCAAACCATGGGCACTTGGTTTCCCGAGGGCCGATTGACTTCGCTACACGTCAGCGGTTATCTTCCACGCATCTCGCCCTGCGGCGCTCGTCGCAGGCAACCACCGCAGCGTGTCGCCCACGCCAGCGGTGTCAGGCCAAGTCGGTGCAACGCCGACACCCTTCCGGCCAAATCCCCCGACCATGACAAAAATGATGAAAATGACGGAAATGACGAATTTTTTCGTGTTTCCCAGCCGCGCGCTCCATAATTTATGGACTAATTTATGCGCCTCATAATCCTGTACAGCCGTACTGTCTACTGTACTGATTATTATTTATCATTTTTATCTTTTTATCATAGTAGAGGGTAATAACTCTATACAAATCAACGACTTACGTTAAATGGGGACAGAGACAAATTTATGGAGGGCATGACAGATCTGTCATGAAATCCGTCAGATCGAGACGTGGTCGACAGGCCGAACGCCAAATTATGGACCGTGGCGGCACACCCAGTCGGCGCACAATGACAAAAGCGCCCGAAGGCGCCTCAGATTCGTCACGGTTTGTCGGTGGTCAGGGCTGCTGCGCCTTCACGTACGCCGCCGCGATCTCCGCCGGGCCCGCGCCTTCCACGACGACCGCCCCGGCACGCACGAACAGGATCGGGTAGCCCGTATCGGTCGCAACGGGACTGGGCACACGCCCCCGCGGAAGCCCCGGATGCGGCACGAACCCGAGCGCCTTCATCATCGTGTGACGCCGCTGCGGGGTCATCATGCGATCGCGGCCGGCCGCCTCGAGCAGCAGCTTCAGGTGGAACGACGACACCCAGCCGCCCTTGAACCCGATGCGGCCCTCGTCGATCGCCTCGAGCACGAGCTGCTCGACCATCCCGCGCCCGGCTTCCACGGCCTCGTCGTGGCTGGACGTGCGCGGCGCGCGCTGGGCCAGCTTCGTCGGGTCGTACTTCTCGGGGATCTGGTACGAGCGCAGGTAGTGCGCGAAGATGGCCAGGCCGTCCTCGTGGTCGAGCCAGTGGTACAGGTCGCGCATGTAGCGCTCCACGTCGCCAAAGTCGCGCACCAGATCGGCCGCCTCCTGCTGCGCGCAATAGAGCATGCTGTAGCGGCGGTCGTTGGCCGTCTTGCGCACGCCGTCCTTGTGGTTGGTGTTGATCAGGAAGTTGCCGCAGATGTCCGCGCTGTACTGGTTGTCGCCCTTGCCTTCGATCTCGAGGCCGCGGCCGCCGGTGATCATCGGCTTCATCTCCTCGAGCACGAAGTCGCCTTGCACGCCGGGCATGTAGATGTCCTCGACGCAGTAGAGCACTTTGCCCACCATCCACGCGTTGAACTGCTTGACCAGCTTCGATGCCTTGGGCCAGTGCGTGTAGCGCGTGCCCACGGCGTACGCCGCGGCGATTGAGAAGATGGTCTTGCCGTTGCCCTCGACGCCTTGGAGCACCGGCGCCCAGGGGAACTTGCGGCCCGGGTACTGGACACAGGCGGCCAGGTAGCTGAGCAGGATCGTGGCGTCGTCGCCGTTGGGCAGCAGCTTGTGCAGGTGGCGCAGGATGGGCCCGGCGTCGCCTTCGACCATGCGCACGTTGGGCGGCAGGTACGTGTTGACGCGGCGGATGCCGTTGTCGCGCACCACGGCGCCGAACGGATGCTCGGGCCGGAAGCAGGTGCTGTCGGCACGAGGGTGGGTGATCTCCTGGTGCTCGGTGAAGGCCTCCCAGGCGTTGTTCGTCACCTTGTTCTTGACGCCGCCCATGAGGAAATTCAGGCCGCCGTACCAGGCGCGGAACTGGTCCGGCTTGAGCAGCATGCCCTTGGGCGAGAGCACCTTGTGCTGGTCGAGCACGTAGCAGTGGCCGGCGAACAGCTTGAGCTGGTCCTCGCGCGTGGCAAACGGCGTGGTCGTTCCGTCCGCGACGCGCGCCACGGGCATCTCGATCGTGTCGTCCGAGTCGTCGGCCTCGTGGCCGGCGGCGACCACAGCGGCGCTCGCCCCGCCGGCGGGCGGCGCGTCCAACGCGGCACGCTCGAGCGCGGCGCTCGGCTTGTCCTGGCACACCTGCGGGTTGAACTCGCACGCGTTGCGCACCGAGTCGAGCAGGTACTCGTCGCCACGGTCCCACTTCTCGCGCACCAGCGCGGACTGGCGCATGAGGCGTTCGATGCGGGCCACGTCCTTGCCGGTCCAGAACGACAGCCGCGTGGCCAGCGCCGAGTCGACGCTCGAGCGGTCGTAGCCGTGCGCGTTGGACGCCGGCCACTTGCGACGGAACGCGTCCTCGTTGCCCTGCCACAGCTCGGCAAACGTGACGCCGGTCGGGCCGCCGCCGAAGCCCACGTCGGCCGTGCCGGTGGCCGCCAGCGCGCGCCGGATCAGGTCGTCGTCGTCCGTGGAGCCGCGCCACTCGGGCACCGGGCCCGACTCGCCCACGCTGCCCGGCGCGGGCGGGGGGAAGTAGCGCGCCAGCACCGCGGGCAGGCCGGGGCACGGCTGGTCCATGTCGCCGGCGAACGCCTCGCCCAGCAGGATGAAGCGCTTGGCGCTGTAGCACTCGATGTGCAGCGGGATGTTCTTCTTGCGGTGCGGGCCGGGCTTGCCCCGCATCCACAGGTGCACGCCGCGGCGGCTCTGGCTCATCTCCCACGCGACGTGCGGGCCGAGCTGCGCCGCCAGGTCGTGGACGATCTGCGTGTACGAGCCGTCTGGCTGCACGCAGCCGTCGATGTCGATGCAGACGAAGCCGCAGCCCTCGGTGATGACGAAGCCGATGCCGTGGTTCGGCCCGAGCCGCGTGGCCAGGGCGTGCGCCTCGGCCCAGGACTGCCACGCGGTGGGGTCGTGCGCGGTGGCCACGTTGCCCAGACGGTCGAGCGGCAGCTTGTCGGTCTTGTCATCGGCCAGAGGCACCAGGCGCACGGCGATGAATTGTTGCAGGGACGCCAGCGGCGCGAGGGGGTGGGTGCTCATGTGCAGCTCAGGTGTTCAGTCGTCCGATCGACTCGGCCCATGCCCGCGCGAGCGGGTACGGCACGGCATCGGCCAGCCCGTGCTGAAGCTGCACGCACGGGAACGGGAGTGCCGCAGGA